GCGTGAAGATGCTAGAGGGAAGTACGGCAGAACTCAGGAAAGACGAGTTTTCAGACTACTTAGAAAAAGTTATAAAATGGTCGGCAGAACACGATGTTACATTTTCTGAGCAAACGAGGAGGCTTGCAAGAAAATTGACTATTGGCTATTTGGCCTTAGAGAACCGGACTTTGGCGAAACTCCGCTGAGTTGGGAAGAAGTTTTAATTTGGCTACGGATACGGGGAGAGCAATGAATGAGTTGGCTCTTTTCGCAGGCGCTGGTGGAGGAATACTTGGGGGACACTTGCTTGGATGGAGAACCGTCTGTGCAGTCGAGTGGGAACCCTACGCAGCTAGCATACTTGCCGCAAGACAAAATGACGGACTTCTCCCGAGTTTCCCGATTTGGGATGACGTTCAAACCTTTGACGGCAGACCGTGGCGAGGAATTGTTGACGTCATATCTGGCGGCTTTCCATGCCAAGCCTATTCCACAGCAGCGGCTGGACGCAATACAGCGGACGACCTTTGGCCGGAGATGCGGAGAGTCGTGGCAGATGTCGCTCCCAGGTACGTTTTTGCCGAAAACGTCAGCAGAATTGCAATTGACCAGGCCGCAAACGATTGTGAATCGATGGGTTACAAAACCAAAGCAATTTCCTTATCCGCGAAAGACCTGGGCGGCGACCACATACGGGGTAGATTTTGGTTACTTGCATACACCAACAACGATGGCGAACTTTTGCGCTCCATCAATGCAGAAACACAATGGATGCAAAAACTGGGTCACAGTGTTTGGGAAAGTGACGCCAGAGGCGCAAGAGTATCTGATGGGATGGCCGCTAGGATGGACAGACTTAAAGCCACAGGAAACGGTCAAATTCCAATTGTGGCAGCAACAGCATGGAAAATTTTGAGTGACCAAAGATGAGAAACAACACTTGTCGCGAGTCGCAGAACTCGGTTGTATTGTCTGCCGCAGATTGGGATTCGATGGAACACCTGCTGAAATCCACCATCTCCGAGCGGGGCAGGGATGGGGACGCAGCGACCATTACTCTACTATCCCCCTCTGCCCAGAGCACCATCGCGGTAAAAGTGGAGTTCATGGACTAGGTACAAAAGGCTTTCCAAAGCATTACGGGTTTACAGAGCAGGAATTATTAGAGGAGGTGCGGTGTTTACTATCTCGCTGACGTTTTATAACGACCACGAACATTTAGACAAACATATTGATGCGTGGCATACATACCCATACGTTCAGAAGCAGATCATTGACGACGGAAGCGAAGAGCCACCGTTTGCTGACGTTCCTGTTTACCGGATAGAAAAAGACATCCCATGGAATATCCCAGGCGCTCGGAACCTAGGGGCCGCAGTCTGCCCAACAGAATGGATTTTGTTTTGCGACACCGACCAGACGTTTAGCAAGGGAAGCATAGACGCTATTCTGGCAACCAAACTAGAGCGCGGTAAGTTCTACTCGTTTAAGCGCGAGAACCGCCCTAGAACCGCGGGGACCTTGTTAGTGAATCGACTCGACTACTGGGCTGTCGGCGGTTATGACGAGGACTTTGCCGGTTTCTATGGATACAACGACCCTTATCTCCGGTTCCTCTTGGAGCGCGCTGGAATCCGCGAGTTCACCCTCCCAATCCTCTGCACGCAGCACAATGCAGATTGCGTCCTCACCCGCGTGCCGAACAATGAAAGTCTCTACTACCAAAAAATCAAAGAAGGAAGAAGTCATACCTACCTGCGGTTCCCGTGGAAACGGATATGAAAGTCTTAATTTATACATCAATCTTCGGGGATTATGATCCCCCTAAAGATCACCCAGAGCAAAGTATTGACTGCTATTTCATGCGCTTTACCCAGCCGCATGAGGAATTAGGTGAAAATCCACGTTTGCAGGCTAAGTATTACAAGGTGCTTTTACACCGGATATTTGGCGCTGATAATCATTTTGATTACACCATCTGGATTGACGGGTCGGTTCAGATCACCTCCCCACACTTTGCCAAATACATGGTCTCCCAAGCCAAAGACTCTTGGGCTATGTTTACCCATCCCTGGCGAGACTGCATTTACGACGAGGCTGCCGAAGCCCACGATATGCGTAAGTACCTAGATCAGCCAATCTTGCAACAAATGGCCGAGTACCAAGAACAGGGGATGCCACCCAAGTTTGGAATGACCTCCGGGGGAATCATTTGCAGGAACACCCGAAATATGGCCGTGGTGGGCTTGGATGAGATGTGGTGGAGGGAAATTCTATGCTGGGGCATAAAGGACCAGATACCCCTGCAATACGTCCTGTGGAAAACAGGCCAGTCTGTGCGGCGGTGCGACAAGCCGCTATTCAATAACGGGCTATTTACGATTCATGCGGCCCATCGAGCCAAGGAGTACGAAAAATTAAAGCCATCGCCATAGCCACCGTAGACGGTAAGTGCCTTCCGGTCCTTGCGGCCAGTATTACGTTTTATGTCCCGCAGGATGTGGTGGTCTACATCTCCGGGTCGGACATCAAACTCCCCCGGCATAAGACCGTGAATATGCCCAACACCGCCAAGAACTTTGGGGACGCCTTTAATGCGGTCATGGGAAAGGCGTTTGAGGAGCACGATGAGGTGGTCTGCTGTAACGACGATATTGTGTTCAACCCCTACACCTGGCAGACGCTTGCCAAGGACATTACCAGACTCAGAAGTGAAAATGTCCCCCTCGGCTGGGTCGCGTGCCGAAGCGACTATGCGAGAGGATACCAGAACGTGAGGATGGGGGAAGGCCGGATGAACTTCTTCCGGTACGAAAGTGAGCATAAGATCATCATGGCCGAAATCATCGCCCCGATCTGCGCCTACATCCACCGGGACGCCTGGGTAGACTTCCCTCCCCTAAACTGGTACTCGGACGATGTGCAATGCGTGAATATGATTGCCAAGGGCTTTTTCCATTTTGTGAGCCGGGCCTACGTCCACCACGTTGGAAGCCAGACTTGTGGATTTGACGCAAAGAATCTTATAGAATCCGCAAAACCCTGGATTCGTGAGAATAGGCCAGAACTCTACAAGCAATGGTTTCCGACGACAGACTAAAGAATTGGGCGTGGTTTTGCGCCTGGGGTCACATCGGCCCAGAGATTCGCACCCAAGCCGCCTCTGCGGAAGGCAACTATGACTCCGAAGATGTTTGGGAGGGCGAAGAACCCCGACTTGAACCGGACATGGTAGACGGGGAACTAATTGAACAGGCGGTCAGAAAACTTCCAGAAAAATATCGGAAAGTTCTAAAAGCACGTTTTATAATGTATCCGTATCACCTACAACATACCGTGGCACAAAGACTGCGGATGTCGGTGGACAGGCTTGAAAATGAACTAGCAACAGCAAAGAGGAGATTATCAAGTGAACTCGAGAGAAATCGTCCAAGGAACCCCAGAATGGCTCCAAGCGCGATTGGGGTGTCTGACGGCATCCAGAGCCAATGACGCCTGTGCCGGGGAAACCACGGCAGCCTACCAGAACTACCTCTGGCAACTCGTCGCCGAGCGAGAAACCCAAGTCGTTGAAGAAACCTACATCAACGCCGATATGCAGCGGGGAACCGAAAAAGAACCCATTGCCCGCGCCGCCTACGAAGCCCATACAGGGACTTTTGTCACCCAGACAGGCTTCTGGCTCCATCCAGAAATCCCGTACTTTGGCGCTTCTCCTGATGGACTGGTCGGGGATGAAGGACTCATAGAAATTAAATGTCCAAGGACGTCCACACACCTCCGTTATCGTTCAGAGAATAAAGTCCCCACGCAGTACAAGCGCCAGATGATGTGCCAGATGTTGTGTACGGGCAGGAAATGGGTGGACTTTGTGAGCTTTGATGACCGGGTTCGGGAATCCAAGCAGTTGTTCATCATCCGATTTGAACCCAAGCAATCCGACATGGACGAAATGTTAGAGAAAATACAGTCCTTCCTAGCCGCCGTTGCAAAGGAGTGCGAATGAACACCGCTTTGGTGGAGGCTTTAGCACAGGAATTATTTGAGGTTATAGATAACTATGGCGAACAAATGCCGGTAGCTGTCGCAGTAGGGGTTTTGGAGGCTGTGAAGTATCAACTGATGAAACAAGTATCGGAGGACGACGAATGAGGATCTTAATTACCGGCGGTGCAGGGTTTATTGCCCATCACCTGATTGACGAACTGTTGTATAAAACAGACGCCCAGATCATCAGCCTTGATCGGCTGGATTATTCGGGGAACCTGAATCGACTGCACAACGTATTGCAAAACAACCCGCACAAGAATCGGGTCAAGATCGTCTATCACGACCTAAAAGCGGAAATAAACCCCCATGTGGCTTCTCACATCGGCAAGGTAGATGTCATCATGCACCTGGCCGCTGGAAGCCATGTGGACCGATCTATTGACTTCCCAATGGAGTTTGCGCTGGACAACACCATTGGAACGCTAAACCTGTTGCAGTTTGCCCGCACCCAGGACTTACAGCGGTTTATTTACTTTTCGACCGATGAGGTGTTTGGCCCTGCTCCTGAAGGCGTGTTTTACAAGGAAAACGACCGCTATAACTCCACCAATCCCTACTCGGCCAGCAAAGCAGCCGGTGAGGAATTTTGTGTGGCGTTCGAGAATACCTACGGACTGCCGATCTACATCACCCACACCATGAACGTATTTGGTGAGCGGCAAAGCCCGGAGAAATTTATCCCGATGTGTGTGCGCCGTGTGGACCGGGAAGAAAAAATCACCATCCACGCCAACCCCAGCAAAACCAAAGCGGGGTCACGGCACTACATCCACGCCCGCGATGTGGCCGATGCCATGCTGTTTTTGCTCGAACACCCGACCGTAAAAGAGCAGGACTACGGCGGCGCAAAATGCCCGAAGTTTAATATCGTTGGCAAAGAAGAATGGGACAACTTACGCGTGGCCGCAACCATTGCAGAAATACAACAGAAACCATTGCATTACGAAATGGTGGACTTTCATTCATCACGCCCAGGCCATGACCTGCGCTATGCTTTGGACGGTTCTAAGATGGCCGCGATGGGATGGGTTCCACGAATTGACATCACCGAGCGGTTAGAACAAATGGTGAACTGGAGTCTTGCAAATAAGGAGTGGCTATGAACTGGACGGTATTTGTTGTGGAGTGGAATAGTTTGGGGCCGGTAAAATT